TGCCAGGTACTGACCGTTCCTATCCGGTCGACAAGGCGACGGTCGTGGTGCCGGCCTCGGACATCGAAGCGGTCAAGTTCCTGAAAACCAGCGAAGAATACGAGCCGTTCAAGGAGTGACATCGATGATCGGAATGGATCGCCACACCGGCCTACCCATATCCGGCATCGAGCACCTGCGCCAATCCATTGCCGACATCTTGAGCACGCCGCTGGGCAGTCGCCGGCACCGCATGGAGTACGGCAGCAAGTTGCGGCGGTTTGTCGATTTGCCCGTTAACGAGGGCTGGAAAAGCGCTGTGCAGGCTGAGGTCGCCCGTGTACTTGGGCGCTTTGAGCCGCGTTTGAAGTTGGATCAGGTGCGCGTCATTTCCGTCATTGGCGGGCAAATCAATTTGCAAATCGTCGGGAAGTACCTGGGCGACAGCGTCACGTTGGAGGTGGCCGCATGAGTGCCGTAGATCTGTCGTCGCTGCCAGCGCCGACCGTGCTGGAGCCTCTGGACTTCGAGGAGGTTTATCAGGACGGGCTGAGCGTGTTTCGCGGGTACATGGGTGGTAACTGGACGGCTGCGCTGGAAAGCGATCCAGTGGTCAAAGTGCTTGAGGTCGGGGCTTACAACAAGGTCGGCAACCGCGCCCGAGTCAATGACGCCGGCAAGGCGCTGTTGCTGGCACATGCCATTCGCGGCGACCTCGATCACTTGGGTGCAAACGTCAATCTGCAGCGCCTGGTCATTCAGGCCGAGGATCTGCTGGCGGTGCCACCAGTGCCCAAGGTCATGGAAGACGACGACCCGTTTCGCGAGCGCATCCAGTTGGCCTATGAGGGTTTGACCACGGCCGGCCCGCGTAACAGCTACATCCTGCACGCGCGTAACGCCTCGGGGTTGGTGGCGGATGCCACGGCTGAAAGCCCGAAGCCTTGTTACGTTACGGTAACGGTGCTGGGGTTAGAGGGGGAGGGCGAAGCGCCGCCGGAGCTGCTGGCGATTGTAGCCGCTGCGCTCAATGACGATGACGTCCGCCCGGTTGGAGATCGGGTGACGGTGCAGAGCGCGCAGGTGATCCGTTACGAGATTGACGCCATTTTGCACATGGCCAGTGCCGGACCAGAAGCGGATGCCAGTTTGGCCGAGGCGAAAAGCCGCTTGGCAGCCTGGATCAATCCACGCAAGCGGCTGGGCGTCGAGGTCGCCCGCTCGGCTGTTGACGCTCAGTTGCACGTTGCCGGCGTTGCCCGGGTTGAGTTGGTCGGATGGCAGGATCTGGCCCCGACCAAGGCGCAAGCGGCGTTCTGTACGCGGTACAACGTGAGGCTGGCGGGCTGATATGAAAAGTCTTTTGCCGCTCAACAGCACGCAACTGGAACGGGCCATGGAGGCCGCGTTCTTCGAAAAGACGATTGTCCCACTGCGTGACCTCTACAACGCTGATACCTGTCCGGTGCATCTGCTGCCGCATTTGGCATGGGCGTGGTCGGTGGATCGCTGGGATTACCGGTGGACTGAGGCGACCAAACGCGCGGCCATCAAGGCGTCTTACTACATCCACAAGCACAAAGGCACCACCGGTGCGTTGCGCCGGGTGGTCGAGCCGCTGGGCTATCTGATCGAGATTGTCGAGTGGTTCAACACGGTGCCCGAGGGCGTGCCGGGCACCTTCGCGCTGAAGGTTGGCGTGCTCGATACCGGCATCACCGAAGAAATGTATCAGGAGCTAGAGCGCCTGATTGACGACGCCAAGCCCGTCACCCGGCACCTGACCGGTCTGGCGATCAGCCTAGAAACTCAAGGCAATTTGAATATTGTCGTGTCCGTCTACGAAGGCGACGTAATCGACGTATACCCGCCCGTCATGCGTGACATTGAGGTCACTGGCAGCTTTGGCGTGGTCGGCCGCGAACACACCATAGACACCCTGGACGTTTATTTATGATTGATGCGAACTCGCAGTTTTTCGCGATCCTTACGAATGTGGGGATGGCCAAGCAGGCGAACGCCGACGCGCTCGGCATTCCCTGGCTGATCACGCAAATGGGCGTGGGTGATGCCAATCCGAACGGGCTGGCGGATCCGCCCAACCCGGTGCCGTCGGCCGATCAAACCAAGCTGCTCAATGAGTGGCGCCGCAAGCCGCTCAATCAGTTGAAGACTGACCCGGTCAACCCGGCGGTGATCATCGCCGAGCAGATCATCCCTGCCGACGAGGGCGGTAAGTGGATCCGCGAATTGGGCCTCTACGATGCCGACGGCGATCTGGTGGCGGTGGCCAACTGCGCGCCAAGCTTCAAACCGTTGCTGTCGCAAGGCTCGGGCCGCACGCAAATCGTGCGGATGAACTTCATTGTCACCAGTACCGGGAACATTCAGCTCAAGATTGATCCGTCGGTGGTACTGGCGACGCGTGAGTACGTCGACGCAAAGATTCTGGAAGAGCTGTACAAGCTCGACAGCAAGCAGTCGGTGCGTGTCGCGACAACGGCCAACATTGCGCTGACGGGGCTTCAGTCCATTGACGGCGTGGCACTGGCTGCCGGTGACCGGGTACTGGTGAAAAACCAGAACGCTGCCAAGGACAATGGCATTTGGGTTGCAGCGGCGGCAGGCTGGTCGCGTGCGGCAGATGCAGACTCGAATGCCGAGGTGACCTCGGCGTTGCTGGTATCGGTCGAACAGGGCGCAACATTGGCCGATACGCGCTGGCAGTTGATCACCGACGGGACGATTGTCCTGGGCACCACGGCGCTCACCTTCCAGAACGTCACGCAAGGCTTTGCGCCGATCAACTCGCCGGCGCTGATCAATCCAACGGGAAATACCCCGGGTCAATTCGACAGCAGTAAGCTGCTCGCTAATACCGAATTTGTTAAGCGTATGGGCGTTGAGTATTCATCCTTTACAACCAATGGGGTGAATACGGCTCTTACGGCGGCGCATGTAGGGGGAATGCACAATTTTTCAGGCGCTGCGTTATTGGTGGCCACGCTACCCCCTACAGCGGGCGTTGCCCAGGGCGCGACAATCTCCCTTGTTTGCTCTAGCGGGGTTGGCCTGAGCATTCAGCCGGCGGCCGGAGATGCGCTGTATACATCAATCGGCTCAGTTGGATCGATCGTGTTGGGGGTAGCTGATACGGCCGAATTTGTCCGCATCGATACTCAATGGCGCTTACTGGGTGGTACTGCGGCGCTCAAGTATTGCGCCGTGATGCAGGGCTCCAACTGGTTGACGCAGCCGCAGTTTGAAAACGGTAAGTCATTCGCGACGACGGAATTTGTCCAGCGCGCGCTAGGTAACTTGGCCGGTGTGGCAGATATCGGGACTGGCACATTTGCGAATGCTGGCCACGTTGGCAAAAACTTAAACATCGGCGCCGGCAACTCATTCCTGCCGTCCACGGCAGGCATCGCTGATGGCTCGGTTCTGCATTACAAAAATACGGGCATTGGAAGCCATACGCTGTCCCGCACCGGGGCTGACGTAATTTCCTGCGATGGATCGCCCTTGACGTCGATCGTAGTTGGCACCGGCGAAGACCTGCAATTAGTCAAGGTTGGTGCCAACTGGATTGGCTCGGGAACGGCGGCGCTTAAACACAGTGCGGCCTTCATGGCCTCTTTACCTAGCGGTTATCAGAAGCTTCCCAGCGGCCTTATTCTTCAATGGGGGTCGACGGGCGTCACGACGACGTCGGTAGGCGCCACCTTCCCGGTGGCCTTTCCAAACCGCTGTGCGTGGATTTGCAGCCAAGACAATGGCGGGGCACCAAGCGTATCCATTTGGACTTTCACTATCGCAGGGAACGGCTTCACGGCGCACAACATTGGCGCGTTGAACAAGGGTTCGGCGGCAGTAATCGCTTCGGTCGCGTCAGCCTGCGCATGGTTTGCCGTGGGCTACTGAGGAGAAATATCTATGTTCGCTTCACCGTCCAAGTGCGGTTTTTTTGATCCTTCGATTCATTCTTCGATGCCGGATGACGTGATCGAGATTACAGCTGAGCGCCATGCGCAACTACTGAAGGGCGAGTCACAGGGGAAGATGATTGACTTCACACCTGTCAGCGGCCCGGAGTTGATCGATAAGCCCCTGCCAACTTACGAGGCGCAGGTTGCTGAAGAGCGTGGTTGGCGCGATTCACAATTACTCTTAACTGACCCTCTGGTTTCCCGCCATCGCGACGAAGTCGAGGAAGGCGGGTTGACCTCGATCACGCCCGAGCAATATGCCGAGCTGCAACGCTACCGCCGGCTGTTGCGCGAATGGCCGCAAGGGGATGAATTCCCACTGATTGATCACCGTCCAATCGCACCGCCCTGGTTGATCGAGCAAATCCAATAGACGCCCCGCACTGACGGGGCGTTTTCTTTTCCGTTACGCGTAACACGAACACCCTCACAGCCTCGCTTATGCGGGGCTTTTTCGTTTCTGGAGACTGACCCTTATGAGTTTTTTCCACGGCGTCACGACCACGTCGGTCGACACTGGCGCGCGCACCATCTCGCTGCCGTCGTCGTCGATTATCGGTCTGTGCGACACCTTCACACCTGGCGTTCTCGGCGGTGGTACGGCCAAGGCGGGCGAACTGAAGTTGATCACCACTGAGCGCGAAGCCATTGCCGCTTTCGGCCCTGACTCGGCGATCACCAAGGCCTGTCAGGCCATCTACGTCAAGGCCAAAGCGGTGATCGTCGCCATCGGTGTGGCCAAGCTGGAAGACCCCGCGCTGCAGACCTCGGCGATCATCGGCGGCGTTCTGGCCTCGGGTCAGCGTACCGGACTACAGGCGCTGCTCGACGGTAAAAGCCTGTTCAATGCGCAGCCGCGATTGTTGATCGCACCGGGTCATACCGCGACTCAGGCGGTCGCCACAGCGCTCGATAGCTTGGCGCAGAAACTGCGGGCCATAGGCATCATCGACGGCCCTGGCACCACGGACGAGGCCGCCATGGCCTATGCCGATAACTTCGGTAGTCGCAACCTGTTCATGGTCGACCCGGGCGTCAAGTATTGGGACACCATCACCAGCAAAACCGTCGACGCGCCCGGTTCGGCTTGGGCAGCGGGCCTGTTTGCCTGGACGGATGCCGAATACGGGTTCTGGGCCTCGCCGTCGAACAAGGAATTGACTGGCATCACCGGTACCGGCCGCGCGGTCGAGTACCTGGACGGCGACGAAACCTGCCGGGCCAACCTGCTCAACAACGCCAATATCACCACGATCATTCGCGACGACGGTTACCGCCTGTGGGGCAACCGCACGCTGTCGAGCGATCCGAAGTGGGCGTTTGTTACCCGCGTTCGCACGCTGTTCATTCTTATGGACGCGGTGCAGGCGGGGCACAAGTGGGCGGTCGACCGCTCGATCACCAAGACCTACGTGACCGATGTCACCAACGGTCTGGATGCATTCATGCGCGACCTGAAAGCCCAGGGCGCAATCATCAACTTTGAAGTGTTCCCCGACACCGAACTGAACACGGCCAGCCAGATCGCTCAAGGCAAGGTGTATTGGCGCATCCGTTTCACCGACGTGCCGCCGGCAGAGAACCCGAATTTCCTTTTCGAAGTCACCGATCAGTGGATGACCGAAGTGCTTGAAGCAGCCTAAGGGGGCGTAACCAATGATTCCTCAAACTTTGTACAACACCAACCTGTTCGTCGACGGCGTGAACTTCTCCGGGGACGTGCCCAGCCTGACGCTGCCCAAGCTCACCACCAAGACAGACGAATATCGTGGGGGCGGCATGGCTGGCCCCATCGAGATGGATCAGGGGCTTGAGAAAATGGAAGCCTCGTTTGTTACCAAGGGCGTGCGCCGCGAGTCGCTCAAATACTTCGGCCTGGCTGACGGCACTGCGTTCAACGCCACGTTCCGTGGTGCCTTCAAGGGCCAAAAGGGCGCGGTGACAGCGGTCGTTGCCACCCTGCGTGGTCGCCTCAAAGAGGTCGATCTCGGTGACTGGAAAGCGGGCGATGCTGCCGAGATCAAACACGCCGTTGCGGTCACGTACTACAAGCTCGAAATCGACGGGCGCCTGATGTACGAGATCGATATGGTCGCCGGCATTCAGGTGATCGACGGCAAAGACCAACTGCTCGAAGTGCGCAACGCGCTCGGCCTGTAAGGAATAGATTCAGATGACCCAAGCAATCGCTAAAAACCTTCCGGCCTGGCTGTCGCTCAGTGCAGTCGGTGCCGTCGTAACGCTGACCCGTCCAAGCAAGGCCAACAGTGTCGACGTCGAGACGTTGAACCTGCGTAACCCGACCGTGCGTGAAGTGCGTGCGGCTGATCGTGCTGCCAACGGCGATGATGAACAGCGCGAACTGATGCTGTTCGCCGGTCTCGCCGAGGTCGGGCTGAAAGATCTGGAAGGCCTCAAACTGACCGACTATCGCCGCGTGCAGACAGCGTATTCGCACTTGGTACCGAAAACCGATTATTCGGACTCGATGCCGGCATGGCTGTCGCTGACCACCGATCAGGTGCTGGTAACGCTGTCGTGTCCGAGCGAAATCAACGGCGTGACCGTCGACAAGCTGGCCTTGCGTTCACCGACAGTGGGCGACGTGCGAGCGGCCAACCGTGAAGTGGGTGGGGACGATGAGCAGCGCGAGCTGGTGTTGTTTGCTGCGTTGTCCGGTGCGCCTGTTGCGGATCTGGAGGGGCTGAAGCTGGTGGATTTTAACCGCTTGCAGGCCGGCTATTTTCGCATGGACAACGACGACGGGCTTTAACCCCAGCGTGATCAAGTCGGCGGCGAAACGTCTGGCGGCGGAAACCGGATTTTCCGCGGCCGAGATCCAGTCGATGCCGTTCGCGGACATGGTGTGGTGGCTCACGGATTGAGCCGCCACCGGTAGTGCTGGGCACATGAGGGCCATGACATGGCAAACAAACTCGCCCTCGGGCTGGTGATCGGCGGCGCCGTCAGTTCAACGGTTGGCGCAGCGTTCAAGGACGTGACCGCGCGCATCAAGCGCCTCGAGGCAGAAGGCAACAAAGCGCGCGTGCTGCAGCGCACGATTGGCGACACCATCCGCCTGCGCGAAGAATGGAAAAAGGCTCACGACACCGGCGCTGCCGGCGCGTCCAAATTACTCAACCGTTTGAACTCGAACCTCGACAGCTTGAAAAAGCAGGGGGTAGAGGTCGGCCGGCTGGAAAAAGCCTATCGCTCGATGGGGCAGACGGCCAATAAAGCCGAGCTGAAAGCCAAGGGTCATCAGCAGATTGATTCTGGCGTAAAGGGCATGAAGGGCGCTGTCGGTGCAGCGGTGGTCGGTGTCGGTGCCATGGCGGTGCCGACCAAGGTTAGCGCTGATTTTGGCGCGATTGTGCGTGACATCGCGATCAAGGCCGGCATTGCCAACAAGCCGCAAGAACAGGAGATGTCGCGCAAGATCATCGACACTTCACGCGACACCGGCATGGCGCGCAACGATGTGGCCGACGTGGTCAATCAGTTGGTCGGTGCCGGTATGGACCTGAGCAAGGCCCTGGAGTACGCGCCTGTCGCAGCCAAGTTTGTCGTGGGGCAGGGTTCCAGTGGCGTCGACACGGCGAAGATGATCAACGCCCTGGGGCAGAACGCCAAGATCACCGATCCCAAGCAGATGCAGCAGGCGCTGGAGGCGATCGCCTATCAAGGTCAGGCGGGCAGCTTTGAAGCGGCCGACATGGCCAAGTGGTTTCCGGAGCTGTTGGCCAACATGGCCAGCAACGGCATCACTGGCCTGGATGCGGTGACGCAATTGGGCGCCATGTTGCAGGTCCAGATGAAGCAGGCCGGCAGTTCGGACGAAGCGGCCAACAACCTGAAAAACTGGATGGGCAAAATCGGCTCAACCGACACGGTCAAGGCGTACGAAAAAGCCGGTATTGATTACAAGGGGTCGATGCAGACCGGTTTGCAAAACGGCATGTCGACGCTCGAAACCAGTATGGCGCTGGCTCAGAAATACATTCAGGCGACCGATCCGAAGCGTGCGGCGGCCATGGCCGAAGCGACGTCGAAAATCAGCAAGGAAGCCGACCCGGAGAAGGCCAAGGCCATGATGGCCTCGCTGGAAGAATCCCTGCGCACCGGCGACCTGTTCGCCGACATGCAGGTCAAGGCCGCACTGTCGGCCTACATGCAGAACAAGGCGCTGTACAGCCAGCTCAAAAACGATTCGCGTGACGCGACCGG